CATCATCGTACTATAAATGTATTATTTGGTTCGTAAGTCGTAAAGTTGAAAGCCGTAGCTTCATCCAATCGCATAATGCCAGTTTCTAATTTGCTGGTAGCTAACGCAGGATTCGTGTTACTTGTTGACGTTTGCTCGTAAATCTCGTATTCCCATTCGCCACTATCATAAGTTTGAAAATACGTATTGGTAACTATCGAAAATTCATCGTAACGCTCCTTGTGTGTCGAAATATTAGCCGCTTGCAATAAAACAAAACTTCTTATGATATTGCTACCCCTATGCGTGAATACGAAAAGATAATTAGGGTTCGTTAAGGTTTGCTTTTCCTTTAACGTCAATATAATAGTGTTAGTTTGCCCTTTTGTGAGATATATCATACCACTAAATAGAATTAGCGTGAGATTTTACCAAAAAAAAGCCACCCCAAAAGGAGTGGCTCTAATCTACCTACCTATTACGAACTACGAAAGCAATTAGGAAACAAGACCTGCAATGATACCGCTGTTCACTTCGGGAGCAAGTTCTTTCTCGCCACCTGTAAATGTAAGCGTGTAACCATTTCTGTCGCCTTGTGCAGTTCCTGTCGCAGACGTTCCGCCTGTTACATCGAGACCTGTAAATCGACCTAACAACCAATATTTGTCGTTAGCATCTTGAACGACTGCCATCAATGTATTTTTAGCCAACAACAAGATTTCATTTCTTGTATTGGCTTGCAGTTTGTTAAGAACAATCGAAAGTTCCTGAGCGTAAAATACAGTACCATTCTCAACTGAACTTGTGATAGTTTCAGTCAAAGCACCTGTGTTTTTTACTAACTCGTATTTGTAGAATACCTTACCCGCGCCCTTAGTAATAGCTGAAACGATACCAGAAGCCTCGGTAACTGAAGCCACGTTAGCGTGAGCAATCAGCCACACGGCTTTGATACCGCCTAAACTTTCCCGACAATCGAGTGTGTATCCTTGTGTTAAAGCACAAGCCATTTGTTAAATTTTATTAAGTTATTAAAGAGTGGGTAACCCCGAAAGATTACCCACCTTATTATTACAGAGTGAACTTCACTACTTCATCAGGGAACGCAAAGTTTACGCCCATCTTGAACTCGCTTACGAAACGAACTTGGTCAGCTTCTTTAGCGTAGAACAATTCGAAACGCTCTTCTTCGTTCAACAGGTCAGTACCGATGAACAGGTTAGAAAGGCGCATAGCGTACAACTTGTTTGTTCCGTTCAATCCTTGTACGGCAACAACCTTAATAGTTGTAGCTGGCAGAATGAACTCGGTGTCAGCCTTAACATCAATTGCATAATTAAAGCTATTAGCAGCACGCAGAGCAATCAAATAAGTACGGAAAACATCCATACCGCAGAAGATTGTCATATCTTCCTTAGAAACAACAGTCGCAGGAATTGCTTGATAAACAGCATCGAAAACGGCAATCACATTTGAAGAAGTGATTGAAGTAGCAACAGAAGAAATATAAGCAAGCGCGTTAGCTTGAACAGGTCCTGAAGCAGCGTTAACCAGCTTAATCAAACCATCAAACTTATTGAGGTTTACGTTACCGCTGGTAGTATCGCCCTGCCACAAAGCAGTTTCAAGTTGTGAAGCGATTTTGTCAGCTTTACGAGTGGTGTAATCTTCGGCGAATACGATGCTATCGTAACGACTTCCCGCGGGAAGTGCCTTTTGAAGATACTTTGCTTCCAAATCTTTGGGGCAAAGGCTCTCGTTAATCTTAATCTTACCTACGGTTACAGTACGCTGAGTGAAAGTAGTTGTACCTGAAGCGTTGAAGCCGCAAGATGAACCACTTTGGAAAATAGCGTCAGTATCCATAATGTTAATGGTTTCGGCTGATTTTACGCCTACCATTACGTTACCTTGGTCTTTAATCAAACCAGCGGTTTTGCTTCCAAGAACGGAAGAAGATACCAACAGAGCTTCATTCTCTTTGGTATAGTTAGCTAATGCATCTACATTAAAAGCCATTGTTATTAAATTTTAATTGTTTGAAAAATTATTTTTTTGCGTACAAATTGAGAAAACGTGATACTTTGTCGTTCTTGCTTTCGTAATGTTTTTCAAAAACTTCTTTAGGTTGTGTAGGCTCGGCTGAAGGAGTTTTAGTCAGTTCGATAACTACATCGGTCAGTTCTTGAATAGCTTGTGAAAACTTAGCAGATTGCTCAGCCATCATAGCCTTTTCATCTTCTTTCTTCTTTCCGTACTCGGCAAGTTGTGCTTCCATTTCGGATACTTTCTTTTTCAAAAGTTCAACTTCGCTTACGGGTTCTTCAACAGGAACTTCGGGGCTTTCAATTTCAACGATTGTTGACGCTTCATCAAGGGTAATCATAGTACCATCGGCAAGTTTATGCTCACCAGCAGGGGCAGGCATTTCGTTACCAGCTTCGTCAACAATAGAAACTTTACCACCAAGTTCAAGTTTGTCAATCATTACTTTTGCTCCACCCTCGAGTACATACTCGGCAAGAGCAACGGCAACAGGTGCTTGCGCTTCCGCAAACATTGCCTTGATTTTCAAAAGTGCTTCTTGTGCAGTCATAAAATTTATTGATAAATAGTTACACACATCGTTGATTACCATATAGACAAAAAAGGGGAGTGTAGAAACACCCCCCTGTATTAAAACCAAACTATGAAAACCTATTCTACTTGCTTTAAGATATCAATGATTTCATCCATCATTTTTTCTTCCTTACTGATTGGTTTTGAATAATTAAAAATACCCTCAACGCTAAACCCCTTTACTTTTCCATCTTTAATCATATTCCAAACTTCTTCATTCTCAACCTTAAACGAGCCGAACCAAGAGCCTTCTTTTACATCTTCGAATCCTTTCATTGGCTTTACACCGCGCTTTTCATCTACAATCCAGCTTTCAAACATCGTAACACCATCCATCACTTGCCCGCTATCATGCATCAAATTTACGTTATTTTGGTAACCTTTCTTGAAATATTTTTGCGCAATCTTTTTTATTGTGTCTTTCCCGAACACAACGTAATACTCGCCATTGCCATCGTTTCGATAAATAGGCGTATCGGCAAGCATCAAAGCACCTGTAATAATCCTTTCTTCTTCGTCTTGAATAGAAAAACTCTGCTTATCAATTTGTCTTAGCTTGCTTTCTGCCCAACTTAGCGCACTTGCACCACCCCACGCATCGTACATCAATTGTCCGCAGCCATCTCCATACCCTTTAGAGGTTTCCGCGTTTTCTTTATGTCTGCTTAAAAAAGAGTACATTCTGCGTATGGTTTCAACGCTTATAGGCTCGCCATTGGCTAATTGGTTGGCTCTTTGCTTACCTACTGGAGTACCACAAGAACCCCATCCGTTTTCTTCTGCCCAATCCAATGCGTTTTGAGCATTGTTCTTTACGGCATCGGGATAATCGGAGTAGCTATCTTGAAACGCTAAAAAGGCTTTTTCAATAGCGGGTCTGTCAACTAAGGCAACGAAATCTACTTCCACGTTGCTTTCTAAATCTTCAACTATGTCTAAACGATATATCGGTAATTCTTTTTCCATAATGTTAAATAGCGTTTTATCCTAATCTTGCCGCTCTGTTAATCCTACGTATTCTTTCTTGGTTGTTAGTTACGTCACTTTCAATTACATAGGCTCTATTAGTTGCTGAACCCATTTGTTGTATTGTGGCGGCATCTAATTGTGTTCTTGTGTTTACCAAAGGTGGTTCGGGCGATATTGGCGCACCAGCAGAACCACGCGGTAACGTAGAAGCACCACCAACGCTTTGACTTGAACTTTTGATTTGTTGTATGCCTTTTGTAGCGGCTGCAATGCTTGACGCAATCGAAATCGCTGCGGATGCCGTGTTAATACCTACAAATGGTTGACCAGCAGTCAAAGGAGTTGCTGCTACTGCTTTTGCGTTTGCTACTGCGGTATTTGAAACGATACGCGCAATTGAACCAGCTTGTTCCGCTACTATTGCGGCAATTTGCAATGCTTTATTTTGCCCAGCTACATTACGTAATAAACCAGCCAAATTGCTTGATAAATCGATATATCCGTTTTGTATATCCAATCTTCTTTGTGCGGCTTCTTCTTCGTTGCGTATTATTTCTGCATTTGCATTTTGAGTACTCTCTATTTGAAATTGTAATGCTTCTAAATTATTTTGAATGCGTTGGTTGAGAAGGTCTTTTTCTTTTTCAACTCGTTCTTTTTCTTTTTCGGCTTGTATCTTTTTTCTTTCTTCATCCTTTTTATCTAAGATATCAAGTATTTTATCTGCTGCATCAATGCGTTCTTTTAACCTTTCAATTCTGCGTGCTTCTATTGCATCTTCTAACGCTGCATCTTCTTGTTGTTTTTTTATGGCTTCATCTGCCGCTTTCTTTCTTGCTTCTTCTGCTTTTTTTGCTTGTTCTTCGGCTGATTTATCTTTTCTTTTTTGTTCTTGAATATCTAATACCTCTAATTGAGAAGCTAATTTAATACGTTGTTTTATTTCTTCATCATTAAGTTCTTCGCCACGTTTTAGTTTCTCGGTTGTTAAACGAAGTTCATTTTGTATTCTTTCAACACGTTTTTGATAAATTTCATCTTCTTTACCGCCTAAGGCTTCAAGTTTAGTTATTTGAACATCAATAACATCGTTTTGGTTTTCTATTTCTTTTGCTAATGCCTTTTGTGCATCGGCAGCGGCTTTGCTACTTTCATTCCATTCAACAATCTTGTTTATCAATAAACCAATACCAACAACAAGCGCACCGATACCTGTTGTAATAATAGCTGCGCGCAATGCTTTGAACGCTACACCTGTTGTACTTACGGCAACACCGAACGCACGTTGAATGGCAGCAGCAGCGATTGTGGCTGCGTTATATGCTTTTTGAAATATGTTTACGTTTCTTATTACTGCGCCAAGTTGTTTGAAACTATCAATGCTTTCGCCAATAGTTTGCAAGCCTTGTGAAATAGCCATTGCAGATTGAACCTTTAACAAGGTCTTTTCTACTTTGTCGCTTTCTACACCCACCAATCCCAATGCACCTTGCACGGCAGCAAAACCACCAGCAACACCTGCAAGCGTTGAAGTAAACGCCCTAAATTTAGCATCTGGGTTAAATGCATCGGTCAAACTCTTAGCATCCCCGATAGCGTCTTTTAATTCAGCCGCTTTTTTTGCTGCTTCTACTGCTTGTTGTGAAGTTGCGCCAAACTTTGCAGAAAGTTCGGTTACTTCTTTTTGCGCATCTCTTAATTGTTGTTTAAGAGAACCTACGGATTGCGTCGCTTGACCGCCATCAATTTGTATCTTAATTCCTACTGTTTCTTGTGCCATTATTCGTATATTAACTCAATTACTTTAATAAATTCGCATTTCGTAGAAGCAGGCACGGATGGATTGTAGTCAATCACTTTATTTAATCGCCAAAGTGCGCCATCAATATAAATATGTTTAGAGAAATCTAAGGAATAAATATCCGATAACTTCAAATAAACATAACACGTTAATAGCTTGCTATCCTTGTCGGTTATTTCGGCTACATAAGAACTCCAGAATACATTATACATATTCGCGGTAGGATACTGATTAGTAAGCGTATAATAAAGTTCTTTTGGTACACCAAAGTTCAAATCGCTTGTAGGGGTTACAGGATTATCTAAGTGACCACCCCAGCCGTATGTTGTAAGCGCAGCACCAACATTACCACCGCCATTTCTAATATGCCAACTTGTAACTTCTGTAATCTTGCGTACTTGGAAAATACGAATGTTACTTTCCATTGTATCTTCCGATTGTGTGTTTTGTGTGTTGGTTAATTTGAATATAGTTGAAAATCTTTTATCTTCACCTTGGTAACTTACAATCGGTGTCGGACTGAAAATCACTTCTGCGGTTTGTTTTTCAGTAGCAAATTCAAAGCCTGTATCCTCTATGTAATCCCCATACGTTTGATTATATCTTTTGGTATAATCTTCGTTGTAAAAGTCGTTATCGGGTTTATATTTATACTCAAAATATCTTCCGTTCAATTCGCCCATCGGTGTCAGCTTAATTGCTTTTGCTCGGTCAATTTTTAATGACCAATCCAAATTAGTTGTTGCTTCATCATCTAATAGTAAGAAGTTTTGAGTATCAATCAGCAACTTATCATTTAAGTCGTTTATTTCTAAAAAGCTGAAATCAAGTTTATAGAAATCAACAAACGGCTCTATTTTCAAATGCTTTTCCTTAATGTTATCTTCAATGATATAAAGGTTCATCATTTTAATAACAGAAGCAACAAAATCTTTTTGAAATATACCTTGAGGCAATGTATCATTTATTGCAATAGTATCATTATAGCCCAAGTTTACATATTGCGGTGTAGTAGAAGAAAAATCAATTGAACCAATAAATACTTCATAATCG